GCTCAGCGCCAGTCGGAACTACGGGAAGCCCAACTTCGGCGGACGGGGCGGACACGGGCGCAGCAGTGGCGGGAGCCATCTGAGGCGTGTACCGTCCCTCGATTGCCTGACCAGCGCGCTGCTCGCGGGCAAGCTCGGCCTGCTTCTGCTGCAACTCGACGCGCTTCAGCTCCCGCTCCTCAGGCAGGCGCGTAGCTTCGGTGATCTGCTTCTGGCGAAGGATCGCGCGGATGTCGGTGGCCGGAAGCTTCGTCAGCGCAGCCTCTTCAATGCCCATGATCTTCGCGAGCTCGCCAGGGCTTTCCTTCATCTGGCTGCGGATCGCATCGATCTCGCGCATCTCCTGCATCTTTTCGTTGTACTGCGCAGCCATCAAACGACCCTGAGCCGCTTGATACATCTGGCTCTGGATCCCGCTACCAAAGTTGCCGAGCTGGGCCAGATACTGAGCGCGCTGCTGCGGAGACTGACGCTGGCCAGCCGCAAGAAGGGTCGCGCCCAACTGCCCAAGAGAACTGGAAAGAATGCGAAGACGATCGGCCTCGCTCAGACCAAAGGGATTGTCGGGCGAAGCGGTCGCTGGGGCCGAAGACGGCTCACCACCAAGAAGACCGCCGAGAAAGCCGTCAGCCATATTAACCTCCGAGCAAGCCGCTCACGTAGTAATCGTTATAGGCGTTGCCCTCTTCGTCGCGATACGTGCGGGCTTTCACCTTGCTCAGGTCACCTTTTGCGAACTGCGCGGCATAGGCCTGCGGATCGCCCATCTGAGCGTATTGGTTCAATCCTTTTATCACATTCATGTTCACAGGCCCCATCGGAGTCTGAGAAACCTGCCGCCCCGCAGTAGCCGGAAGAGCGCCTTCGCCTTCGTATCCGGGGAGCTGGCTGAAGTTCATGCGCTGGGGAGTGAGGTCTCGAGACAGAGGAGCCGCCGGCTCCGCACGCGGGATGCCAAGCTCAGTTCCGTAGGGGCGAAGAGCAGGCGGGAGCGGAGGGGGCATGTCTGGAGCGCGGACGCCGATTGCAGAACCGTATGGGCTCAGATCGCGCTGCAGCGGAGCCGCAGGAGCAGCAGCAGGAAGGCCCGGAATCGAGCGAACCTGCTGCGCCCTGTACTGCGTCATCTCGGGGGATTCTGAATAGCCACGCGCGGCGCTTTGGGAAAGGATTTCCAAGGCGCCCGGACCCTGCTGCTGCGAAGAGCCACCATATCCACGCTGCTGCTTTTGCAGGAGCCAATCCATCAACGTAGCCATCTCGATCCCTTACTTCCTAAAGAGAGCCTCTTCAGACTCAGAGATACCCTTCTCAATAGCCTCTACAGTCTGACCGCCATCACGCACGCCAATCCAGTAGTACATGCCGGTGATGTCGGGCTTGCGGCCCAGATGCTTCTGGTAGATTTCCTCGAGCCAGACGGGCGCGTGGTTCACATCGTACTGCATTCTTCTCTCCTATTTGCCCAGAAGCCCCTTTGCCTCCGAGGACGACGCAATAGTAGCAACAAGATCGGCAATCGGCACGCCTGCTGCGGCCTGCTGTGCCCAGTAGTTCGCGCCGGCAGCCTCAGGTGTGCGACCAAGGTAGCGCGCGTATGCGTCAGTGACCCAAGACGGAGCTGCCACAGGAGTAGTCGGCTGTGCACCAACGGTGGTCTGCGAGATCCCCGTGTTAACCGGAGCGACTGGAGCCTGCCCAGTTTTCTCAGTAACCTCAGCATCGACCAGTTTATCGGTGCGCTCCTGATCCTTCTTGGCGGCGTCTTGCAGCCATTGAGGGACCGTGATGTTGCTGATGTCCAGGCGCTGACGCGGAACCGCAACTTGCTGGTACGTGGCCGGGATGTCAGCAGGATTGAACTGCGGGATGAGAGACGGCAGCGCAGCCTGATACTGGAGAGACTGCTGGAAGGCGTTCTGGATCGACGGCGGCTGATACTGCGGAGCGTTGTACTGCGCCATCTGGTACACGTTACCGCCGACAGGCTGCGAGCCAAAGCCCACCTGACGAACGCCAGCGCGCACGCCTTGAGCCTCCGCAGAGTTGCGAATCCCAGCCTCGACTTCGGCAGGAGTTGCCGCACCGGAGGTGATCAGGTTCGCCCAGTAGTCAACGCCAGCCTGCTCGCCGGGACGAAGGAGGACGTTGTTATAGACGCTGTTCACGAAGCTGTTAGCCGCGTCCCGCGGCATGCCTACATTGGTCGTGGGCTGCATAAGACCGGGAGTGACAGGAGCCACAGGAGTTGTAGGCGTCTTCGGAGCAAGCAGACCCTGAGCCTCCTGAGACGCAGTGATATCACGACGAACATCCGCCAGCGTGCCTGCGCCAGATGTGACCGCGTTCGTGAAGTAGTTCAGACCAGCCTCATCCGCAGGGCGCCCGAGGATGCTCTGGTACATCGCCGCGATTTCGTCTCTGATAGCCATTGTTTACCCCAAGAGTCCGGCGAAGATGTCTTCGCGATATTTCGGTCTGTTACCAACTGCTGCGCGCATCGGAGCGTTAGGCTTCGCCATTCCCGCCTGCATCATAGCAAGACCAGAAGATGCGAGGCCCTTGAAGAACTGGTCTTCTTTGTACTGCTCCAACTCAGACTTCGGCGCGCCGCTGGAGGCTTTCTGGGCGGTGTCTGCAACGGCCTGCGCAGTGCTTGTCGCCTGTCCTTCTGCGGGGCGCTCGCCTGTCGGCGCAGAGAACGCAGGTTTGACGCCGGCGAACTTGTTCATGATCTGCTGAGCGAACTCAGAGCCAGTCATGTCAGGGTTGCCGGCATTCCATTCCACTGCGCGCCTGCCAACAAGCTGACCAGCAGGAACTTCCGCGCCACGAAGAAGTTTTGCGGCCCCTCCGGCTCCCTGCTGATGCGCAAGATAGAGCTGCTCCGCGGAAGGCGACTGGATGCCAGCGCGCTGAAGATCCGCACGATTGGCAGCGGCAAGACGGGCAGCGGCATCGGCTGATTGCTGGATGTCGTAAGGATCCTTCAGACCATACGCCTGAGCGGTGCTGGGAATGAACTGGAACGGGCCAGCAGCACCAGACATACGGTTGTAGAGATTGCGTCCGCCACCGCTCTCAATCTGGTACGTGCGACCAAGGTAGCCGGACGGGAGACCGTAACGCTGCTCCAGATCCGAGAAGAGGGAGGCGACATCAACCATTAGCGAAACGCCTTCAGCATGGACGGGAACTGAATATCGACGGTCTTGCGGCCAGCGACTTCCTTAACCGCCTCAGGATATTTTTCTTCAATGTCCTGAGCCATCGGGCCGACAACTTTCGGATAGGTCTTCGGGTCGCCCTTGTAGCGGTAGGCATACATATCGACGCCGGTTTCCTTATCCTTGCCGATCTTCTGTACGTCAGTCTTCATGCGCTCGTCTGAGAATGGGGCCAAGGCAGCAAATGCACCAAGACCCTTAAGCCCGCTCAGGATACTGACGCCAGTGGACAGGGCACCCAAGCCAGTCATGAGCCCAGAGCCGGAACCACCAGAGGTCGTCTGCGTCTGGGTGCCTCCGTAAGGCGTAGCGCCGAGGGCCGACAGCGGGATCTGGAGCTGCTGGAGCGGGAATGCCTGCTGTTCAGCGTAAGCCTGACGAGCCGCATCAAGCTCCGCCTGCTGCTGCCGCTGGATCGCCTCCTGAGCAGCAAGCGCCGAGGCAGCTCCACCAAGGAAGGACTCCTGACCAGCGCCAGCAAGACCGCCAAGCGTTTGAGCGCCAGAGATCCCAAGCTGTGCACCTGAAAGACCGGCAGCCTGATTGAGACGAGACGCCTCCATTTGACGAGTGATGTCAGCCTGAGCTGCGGCCTGAGCCTGCGAGTAGCCCTGCTGCATGAGGTTCGCAGTGAGCTGTGCTGCCTGCTGCTGAGCCGCCGCATTAACAACACCCTCCTGAATCGCCTGGCGGGAGCCACCGAACGCACGGGCCTTGATCGCAGCATCAGACGCCTGATTCAAACCCATCATTCGCTGCTGGTTCAGGGCGTCCAGAGAAGTCTGGAGGACGGCCTGATTGTAGGGATTCATGTACGGGCTGAGGTCGGTCTGGGCCAACTGGCCCGCCTGCACCTGCTGGGGCTGGTAGCCACCCGCCTGAGCCGCCATCTGCTGTGCGTAGGCGTAGGCTGGCTGAGACATGGCGTAGTTGTTAGCGATCGTTCCGATCGTAGCAACCTGACCAGGGCTCATGGCCGCAACGCGCTGACCCTCGTAAGGACCAGGCATCGTGCGGGAGATCTCGTAAGACGCGGCAAGATTCCGGCGACCGGCCTCCTGCACCCACTCGGGGTACTCCGTCTTGTTGACGACTGTTTGAGCTCCGCCACCACCAGGCATGTCGCTATCCCTTAGCTAAGATCGTACTTGTGGACGACCCACTGTTTATCCCATCCGGGCGTGGCCACTTTCTGCCAACCCATTCTACCGCCACCGAGGACAAAATCACAGCCTTGATCGCGGCCAAATTGCAAAACTTCTGGTTGTAGTGCTTTCAGATCTTGCAACCGTCCAGCCACCAGAAAGATTTGCAGAAACTTCTTGCGCGGCGTCTGCTTGATCTCTGTTATACAGACAGCGCCATCGTTGTGAAAGATTTGAAACTCGCCGGCGGCAAGAGCCCTCACAACGTCGTCGAACGTATGCGTACCCAACCCGTGCGCCAAAGCCTTCTCGATTCTGGCGACGAGCCAATCCTTCATCAGTAAGGCGGAGCTCCGGTCTGGCCGAGCGGCACAGACGTGGTCACCAAACTACCAGAGTTATTTACAGACACTTTCCACACCGAACCGTTGGGCGCTTGCAGCAGGACGCCGTCCACAGCCTCGAGGCGACCGACGCTCTGGCTTAGAACCCGCTCCAGCAATGAGAACGAAAAGCGAAAATACTCGCGATCGTATCCAGTCGGAGGAGTCGGCAGATTGATGTTCATCGTCCACCCTTCGGAACCATGTCTAGCCTAAGCTTACCAATAGACCATTCCGCGTCTTCGGTCGAGACGATCTTCACACGGAAATCCCGACCCGTAACGCGCAGATCGCAATAACCGTCAGAGCGAGGATTGAAAGGACCGCTCGTCGTTTCCGCACCTTCCGGCGTGAAAGATGAGAATAGAGTGAGCGCGGTTGAGTCGTACCCGTACCCGCTGTCGGTGATTGCCTGGCGTACAAAGGAGATGTTGTTCCCGTTCTGGATGTTGAGCGAGCCCGTTTCCGCATAGCGCGCCGTCGTGATCGGAGTACCGGCAGCAGTCCACCCATTCTCTTGTTGGAAGATGTCGTTGACCTCGTCAGAGGCCAGAGGGAAGTTGAACACGCCAGTGCCGCTTGCGGCGGTTCGCGTCATCTCCCCAATCGTCCACCAGCCTTCGGCGTAGTTGTAGACGACATACTTGTTTGGGACAGACGAGCCCTGCGACGGATACCAGAACCAAGCCTCCGGAAATATTCCGTTCTCAGCGCCGTGCGTCCACAAGGAACCGACCTGCGGATCGACATCCTCGAAGACATAGGATCCGACATCGCAGTTCAGAGGGCGTACCGTTCCACCGTCGTAGAGGTAGAAGGACTCGCGACCCATCCACACGCAGCGGCCAGAGAATGTTGCGAAAGCCTTGGGAGCAATAAGACCGCAACCAAAGCCAATACGCTCGATCTGGTATATGTAGGGCAGGCCAATGTACCGCATCAGCCACGCCTCATCTTCCGTGAAGATCAGTGTGCCCTCACGGACAGGAGCAGCCATGACGATCTTGTTCTGGGTGTCGAGATCAAGATATCCGGCGGTGTTGGCGGCGTTCGCGAAATTCCAGTCAGTATAATCT